TGCGTTCGATCTGGCTGATCGCGTCCGGGCCGCGCGGCAGGTCAAACCTGTGCAGGCCTTCGTCGCCGATCACGCCCTCTCGGCCGCCTATGCGCTGGCCTCCCAGGCTGACCGGATCATTCTGCCTCGCACCGGCGCGGTCGGCAGCATCGGCGTTGTGGCCATGCACAGCGACATGAGCGGGTCGCTCGACCAGAAGGGTATCGCCGTCACGCTGATCCACGCCGGGGCCCGCAAGGTCGATGCCAATCCGTACCGGCCCCTGCCCGAGGCGGTCCGTGACCGGATCGCAGGCGAGCTGGAAGACCTGCGCCAACTCTTCGCCGAGACCATCGCCAAAGGTCGTGGCGGCCGCCTCGACACATCGCAGGCGCTCTCCACCGAGGCCGCCGTCTTCCGCGGCGAGGCCGCTGTCTTTGCCGGTCTTGCCGATGAGGTGGCCGATCCGGTCACCGCCTTCCGCGCTTTCGCCGCCGCTCCCCGCGGCACATCCACCCCCAAAGGAAAGGGCCTGATGATGACCACTGCCCCCGAAGATCATGCGCAGCTTCCGGCCGCGCCTGCTGCCGTCACCCCGCAGGAACCGGCCCCGCCCGCGGCAGTCGCGCCACCGCAAACCACGGCGGTCGCGATGTCGCCCGAAGCCATCCGCTCCGAGGCGGCCGAGGTCGCGCAGGTCTGCGCGCAGGCAGCCCGGCTTGGTGTGCAGATCGATGCCGCCGATGCCGTCGCGAAGGGCGTGAAGCCTGAAGCGCTGCGCGCCAAGGTGCTGGCCGACCTCGCCGCCCGCAGCGATGCTGCAGGGATTATCGCCACAGCCCCCGCCGCGGGCACCAAGGAAAGCCCCATCGTCACGGCCGCCAAGAAATCCGCCGCCGCCTTGCGCTGACGCGCACCGCCCGGATCGGGCGCCCCATCCCCCCAACATCCTGGAGACTGAACCATGCCCGTCCTGACGGAACCGCCCAGCATGGGCGATGTCCTCAAATACGAGGTCAACCCGAACTACACCCGCGAGGTGATCACCCTGCAGCTTGGCCTGTCCTATCCGGCAGGGTCGGTCCTGGGGCGCATCACGGCCAGTGGCAAGTACACCCTCTCGCCCGCGACCGCGGCCGACGGTTCGCAAACCGCGGTCGCCGTCCTCCTGTACCCGGTGAACGCCACGCTCGCCGATGCTGTGGGCATCGTGGTCACTCGCGGCCCCGCCATCGTCTCGCGCGCCGCCCTTGCCTACGAGGCCACCGTCAACGACGCGGCCAAGATTGCCGCCAAGATCACCCAGCTGGCCGCGGTCGGCATCATCGCCCGCGACGGCGTCTGACGCCGCTCACCCGGCCGCGCCAAATCCTTCATCCCCCGGAGCACCCCATGACCCTCGTCCGCAATCCCTTCGACGCTGGCGGCTATTCGCTGGCCGAGATGACGCAGGCCATCAACATCCTGCCCAACCTCCACACCCGCCTCGCCCAGATCGGCCTCTTCCGCTTCGAAGGGGTCAGCCAGCGGTCCGTCATCATCGAGCAGTATGAAGGCGTCCTGAGCCTGCTGCCCTCCGTCCCCCTCGGCGGCCCCGCCACGGTCGGCACGCGCGAGGGCCGGTCCATGCGGTCCTTCGCCCTGCCGTGGATCCCGCATGACGATGTCGTCCTGCCTGCCGACATCCAAGGCGCCCCCGCGCTGGGCGGCGCCTTGGACGCGGCCGACCCGCTCGTCGAGGTGATGAACCGCAAGCTCCTGCTGATGCGCCGCAAGCATGCCCAGACCCGCGAATACATGGAGATGAACGCTCTGCGCGGCATCGTGAAGGATGGGGCGGGCACCACCCTCTACAACTACTTCACCGAGTTCGGCTTGGCACAAATCTCGGTCGACTTCGTGCTGGGCACGGCCGGAACCAACGTGCAGGGCAAGGTCCGCGAGGTGCTGCGCGCCATCGAGGACAACCTCCTGGGCGAGGCCATGACCTCGGTCCATGCGCTGGTCAGCCGGGAGTTCTTCGACAAGCTGATCGCCCATCCGAAGACCGAAGAAGCCTACAAGTTCTATGCCTCGACCGGCGCGCAGCCCCTGCGCGAGGACGTCCGCCGCAACTTCCCCTTCGGCGGCATCCTCTTCGAGGAGTATTCCGGCACCGTCACCCTCTCGACCAAGGCCACCGAACGGCTGGTCCCGGCGAACGAGGGCATCGCCTTCCCCTTGGGCACGATGGACACCTTCACCACCTATGGCGGCCCGGCGAACCTCCTGGAAACCGCCAACACCATCGGCCTGCCGCTCTACGCCCGCCAGCATCTCGACGAGAAGGGCCGATGGATCGACGTGATGACCGAAGCCTCGATCCTGCCGGTCAACAAGCGACCCCGGCTGGCGATCCGCCTGCACACGTCGAACTGACGGACCCACCGATGTCCGTCTTCGCCGCCGCCATGGACCGCATCTTCACCCATGCGTCCATGGCGGCCCTCTGGATATCAGCCACCACCTCCGAGGAACGTTCGATCCGCATCATCCGCCGCGCGCCCGACCACGTCACCGACTTCGGCGCGGGCCGGTTCGTCAGCGACACGACCGTGGTAGATGTGCGCGTGGCCGACCTGCCAGCCCCGCGCCCGGGCGATATGATCGTCATCGGCGCGGACAGCCATGTGATCCAGGGTGAGCCACTGCGCGACCGCGAACGGCTGATCTGGACCCTAGACCTGAGGCCAGCATGAAGCTGAAGCTGGAAATCAGCCCCGACCTCGTTGCGATTATGCAGGCGGAAATCGCTGCCGGTGAAAAAGCCGTCACCACCGCCATGCGCGAGGCGGGCGCGGGCCTCAAATTCGCCTGGCGCGGCCAGATCACCGGTGCGGGGCTTGGCACCCGCCTCGGCAACTCGATCCGGCTCGCCACCTATCCCAAGGGCGGCGAAAGCCTGAACGCCGCGGCGCTGGTCTGGTCGAACGCCCCGGTGATCGTCGGTGCGCATGACACGGGGCCGCTGATCCGGTCAAAGGACGGGTTCTGGCTGGCCATCCCCACCCCTGCCGCGGGAAAGTCTACCCGCGGTGGTCGCATCTCCCCCGGCGAATGGGAACAGCGCACGGGGCTTCGGCTGCGCTTCATCTACCGCCGCCGAAGCCCCAGCCTGCTGGTGGCGGAGGGGCGGCTGAACAGCAAGGGCCGTGCTGTGGCGTCGCGCACCAAGTCTGGTCGCGGGCTCACCACCGTGCCGATCTTCCTCCTCGTGCCGCAGGTCAAACTGCGCAAGCGGCTGGACCTTGCGCGGGATGCCGAGCGGGCAATCGACGGCGTGCCGGGGCGGATCGTGGCGGGGTGGGTCACATGATACGGCGGCAATCCGGCTCGCATGCCCCGATAAAGGTTCTCGACACCTCGGGATCAAACTGCTACGAGCACTGCACTGCTTCCGTACTTCCATAGCACTTACTACCCTCTTCTCCTAGCCGCTGACGACAGAGTGCAACGGCCATACGACAGAGAGAAACTGTGTCCGTATGCAGGCAGTTCCGCCTGGGTCGGGATGCATGAGGGAAGTTAGATGTTGGGAAAATGGACCAAATGGGCATCTTTGGGAAAAGCGGCGGAAACTCCTCCAAGAGCAGCGGAAGCAAATACGAGAAGTCAGGATCAAAGGGATCCTACGGCAAAGGTTACGGAAAGGGCAGCGCCTCTTCCAACGAGTGCAAGTACCAGCCCCGAACCGAAGCACAAGCTCGCCGAGACGACAGAAAGTTCAGCTGGTTCAAGTGAACCAGTTGAGGCGAGACTGTCTGCGGAGGTGAAGTTCTTCCTTGCCGACAAGAACTATGGGTTCCTCCTTAACCCCGCTGGGGGCAAGGACATCCTCATCCACCGAAATGGCGTAATCGACGGAACCGTCCCCCAAAAGGGGGCGGTCTACTGGTTTGACCTTGGTGAAGACCGCCAGCAACGGCCTTGCGCGGTGAACGCTTCTCTGAAAGTGGGCGCAACGAACGCGCAAATTCCTGCTGTGGACCACGACACCAAGGAGCTGTTCGACTGGGCGTTCATACCCTTGTTCAGCCGTGATACGACAAGCAAAGCGATCAGCGATTTGGCATCGCTCGCGCTACCTGAAGACTGGAGGTACCGGGAGAGCGCGACAGAAGAGTTTGATGATTTTGGGATCCTCAGGAACTACATCAAGTTTACCTTCACCCGGTTGAGGCATGAGGGAAAGGTGAAGGTAACTGAACGATTTGCCACCTTTAACACAGGGCTAGTCGACAAGTTTTATGAGCCAATCTACGCTCTCTTCGAGAAGAATGATCGGCCCTCTCCGCCTTGGAAATGGCGTTCTTTCTGCGTCAATGGACAAGGTGAAGATGGCAAGCTGCTTACCCGTACATTCGAGTCTCTCCCAGAAGCCGCAAACTATTTCAGCGGTGTAGACGATCTGTTCTTCAACGCGTCTGCACCGTTTGAAGAAGATATAGATCACATCGTCCTCGATGGCATCAAACGGGACCGATACCCTCACAACTTTCTGGACCAGTATGCGGGCGGGTTTTCGATTCATGAATACCAGTCGGACCGGGAAGCCTATCTGTCATCCATCTCCGAGCGATTAGTTCGCGACGACGCGATGTACCGGAAGTTACGAAACAGACTGAAAGACGCCATTTTACTGGCCCGCAAGCGGGCGGGCTGGAACTATCGTGCGGTTGTTCCGCAGTACTACCCTAAGCACAACATGATGAGTTTCCTGCTGCCGATCTCATTGTTGGATGACACCAAGGTCGATGCGGCCTTGGTTGTCCAGAGCATGAGGGTGGATGGGAAGTTGAGGTATCAGGGCTATACAATTTACCCACTTGCCTACGCCTACAGGAACGCACGACTGGTCGCGAAGCCCATCAGTGATTGGCTTGATCCCGACAGGATTCTTGGAGCTTAGGCGCCGTTAGGGTTGGTCAATGGGCGCGCACTTTATCGGCAAATGCCCAAACGCGACCAAGAATTCTGAGTTTCGGACAGTACGATGCCCACCACCCGCGAATCCATTCTCGACGCGCTGCACGCGCGGCTGCAGCCGCTTGCCGCCCTGACCCTGCGTGACGAGGTGCTACCGGAGCGGATCCCGGCGGCGGGGCTGATCATCCTGCGCGACGGTCAGCCGGGCGATCCGGAAGTCACGCTGTCGCCCCTGCGCTATCATTACCAGCACCGGGCCGAGTTGGAGGTCGTCGTTCAGGTGGGCTCCGGCCGGGCAAGCGCCTTTGATGACTTGATCGCCGCCATCGGCACGACGCTGGAAGCCGACCGGTCGCTGGGCGGCCTCTGCGACTGGGTCGAGCCCGAGGCCCCGGCCTCGGTCGATCTCCCCGTCGAGGGCGCGGCAGCCCTGAAGGCGGCGGTGATCGCTGTCGTCCTGCACTACATCACGACCGGGCCGCTGGCCTGAATTCCGCCACATAGGAGACCCCCATGGCACGCGCTCACGGCGCGCGGGCGCAGATGGCGCCTGCGTTCGAAACCGTCTACGGCACCCCGCCCGCCAGCGGCTATCGGCTGATGCCGTTTGCCCGCACCACGCTGGGCGCGGAACAGCCGCTGTTGAATTCGGAATTGCTCGGCTATGGTCGCGATCCCCTGGCGCCGATCAAGGACGCGGTCACCGCCGATGGAGAAGTGGTCGTCCCGATCGATGTGGAGGCCTTCGGTTTCTGGCTGAAGGCCGCCTTCGGTGCTCCGACCACAACGGGGACTACGCCCAAGACCCACA